TGGGCACTTACTGATGACTATTGGAATCTATGGGGAGAGAACGAGCCTCAAGCCCTAACCAGTATTAAGCAGAGGCGTCTTGCTGTAACAGTCAACTCTCCGACCTTTACGGCTAACCGCGATTACGCTTTTGATGGAATTACTAATTACATCACCACCGGGTTCATTCCAAACACGCATGGTGTTGCGTACACAGGCGCAAATCAACGGCTTGCCGTGTACGAGCGTACCAACGTGAGCGCGAGCGCTTATGCAGCGGGTGCCCGTGTTGGTACCGCTTCGGCAATGGGCTTGATCCCCCGCGCTTCGACATCGATGACGGGCACGGTCAACAACACGGCCGGGTCCGCCGCATTCGTTCTAGGCGTCTCGGACAGTCGTGGGTTGAAGGCTGTTAGTCGCGCAGGCGGAACAACGGCACTCGGATACGACCGCGGCGTCCGCCTCACGGATGCCATCGGCTTGACCATCGGCGGATCCACTGGCCCGAGCGTTTCCATCGCCATCGGCTGCTACAATAGCTCTGGCACGCCCATTTCTTTCCGTGCAGCCAGTATTGGCTTCGTGGCGATTGGCGCACCGCTGTCCGACGCGCAGGAGCTGGCGCAATACAACGCAGTACAAGCATGGGCTATATCTGTAGGAGCTAACGTATAATGTCTACGCAGGAGGAAGTTGAAATGGCAATGTTCATTATTATGACGAGTGCAGAGGCTAATATAGTTCGACAGCCGTTGACTACTATTAATCCACGTTATGCATCTATTCAGCGTGCAGAAGAGAAGTGGATTCTTCCGAAGAGTATTCTTGCTTCAGTAAATCATGCTGCTTATCACGAATTTCTAGGAGAACTTCCGCAACTAGATCATAATGATCCTGCATTTCCGGGTCCGTATGAGCCTCCGGTAGAATAATCGTGGCTGACTTCAGACTTATTAAGAATAGCGCACAGGAGTCTTACTACCACTCACGCAATCAAATACAATTGATGGGTGGGGGATTCGGTAATGGTAAGACTGCGCTGCTCTGTTCTAAAGTATTGAAGATTGCTATTGAATATCCCGGATCGCGTGGAGTATTTGCGCGTAGTACTAAGCCTAAGTTGGAAGATACAGTCAAACCTGAATTCTTTAAGTGGTGTCCTGCTGACTGGATAGCAAAGATGCCTACGGAGAAGCATAATGATGTCATTCTTAAGAATGGCTCTTCGATACATTTCAGGCATGTTAGGCAAGAAGGCAAAGGCCGTGGGGAGAATGCCTCTAATCTGCTATCTGCTACTTATGATTATGCTGCTGTCGATCAAATTGATGATCCTGCGTTTACGCACAAAGATTTGCTCGATCTTATGGGTCGATTGCGAGGAACTACAAAGTATACAGGCAACGATATCACGATGCCGCTTGTCGGTCCGCAATGGTTGATGATTACTTGCAATCCCACACGTAATTGGGTGTTCCGTGAGCTTGTTAACCCGCTGCATATTTTCCGAAAGACTGGCATCGTTACCTCAAAACTCATTTACGCTAAGGACCTTAAAAAGCCTCTTGTGGATTTGTTTGAAGCTTCAACTTATACAAATAAGCATAACACCGGAGAGAATTATATTCGATTGCTGGAATCTGCGTATAAGGGTTCTATGGCTTCACGATTCCTTGAAGGTAAGTGGGGAGCATATGAAGGACTCGTCTATCCTGAATATGATGCAACAGTTAACCGTATCAATGCAAAAGAACTGAACGAATACGTCAAGGGTATTATCAACACTGGCAAGTTTGGGATCATTGAAGGCTATGATCACGGCATTGTTGTTCCTTCTTGCTACATGCTCGCTATTGTCGATGAGTATGATAATACTTTCGTTGTGGACGGTTTTTATGAAGTTGGATTGAAGATTGCAGAAGCAGCAGATAAGATCAAAGAGATTCGTGCTAAGTGGAATATCATTCCCTCTGATCCTATCTACGCTGATCCTGCTATTTTCCGTAAGACTAATACCTCTAAGGATATTGTAGGCGAGACTGTTGCAGAAATGTATGCGAGCGAAGCAATCATTATGCAGCGTGGCAACAACAACATTGAGGCTGGCGTAGCTAAGATTGCATCACACTTGGCTGTACAGAAGATGCACTATAATCCTGTACTAGAAGTGTGGGGTGCTCCGCATTTGTTCTTTAGTACTGAGCTAGAGTTTCTAGACAACGAGATTGGTGACTACTACTGGAATCGCAATATCGCTGGTGATAATGTTGATAAACCTAGAGATACCAACGATCATGCTATGGATACTCTTAAGTATATGTTCTCTCGTCGTCCTAGGATTGGTATGCCTCTGGTGCGTACAGTTAAGCAGATCGATAAGAGGGTGTTGCAGAACTGGAACGAAATCGTAGAACAGTCAGGTAACAGAGTGTTGCCTAGACATCTGCATTAGGTGCTGTTATGTCTGATATTATGAAGTTTCTAGACAATCTATTTAACCGCACTGAAAAGCCTGTACCTGTAAAGTATACTATTCCTATTACAGCTATTCCTACCAACGAAGATGTAGCAGCTAGCAGAGATTATAAAAATAGGTACGGTAACTCTAACGAAGTTAATGTCGATGGTACAAGAGTAATAGATAGCGGCGATGGAAATATTAAATATACACAGGAAGGTACACTTATATCTAATGCGCCAGCGCAAAATGCTGTAAGAATGTATAAGGATAAAAGTATATGGGGACCTACAAAATCTCCAGCCTCACAAGAATTAGCTGATGCTGTATATAAATCACAGATGATGGCTAACACTAGTCCTGTGAGTGCATTAGGTTTTGATCTAGATAAAAATACATTCATAAAAGATGACGGTACACCGTTAAATTATGGTGGTATGTATAATGAGACTAGAGACAGAATTTGGTCAAATCTTAAAAGCTCTGGTAATCCGGTACATGAATCCACTCACAGAGGTCTGCGGATGCTGCGTGACAAAGGCTACAATATACCGGACGGCCAAGTAATTGATGAAGATACGGTCAGAGCTATATTGCTAAATAGATTTGGAGATATAGAAAGCAATCTTGGACCTGTATCAGCAGCAGAAGTAAAGCGCGCACAAGAAAGAATGAAAATTAAAGAATTCAATGACTTACTTACTCGCGCAGATGATGCTGCTAATAAAGAACTAGGACAGCGTACTTGGGATCGCCACGGCGGCGTAAATTAGGATGAATAACAATGGCTGACGATCCGATTAGCGCGAATGTAGATAAGATGGTTTCGGACCTTGGTAACATTCCGACTGAGGAAGCCAAGAAGAAAGCTGCGCCTCCCATCTATAAGATGATGGCAGATTCAAAGATTCCTGTATCTTCTAAGGAAGCAGGACTTTGGAAATCTCGTCGTGATATTGGCACTCAGGCTATCTCTAATACTGCTAAGGCATGGAAAGAAGCTGAATCTTATTACTCTCTTGGACAAGACACGCATCGCCAAGAAAATGGCGGCGAAGTCAAAGGTAATTCTCGATACGCACGTAATGTGAATCGTCGTTATAACAGTACTGAAAATATTGTATACTCTAACGTCAATGCAATGGTCCCTGCTATTCTTGCAAAGAATCCGCAGGCAGAAATCACTGCATTCCTCAAGCAGCTAGGTCCGCAGGCTACTATCTATGAGCATCTAGTCAATCGTCTTGCTGCGATGAAGCACGCTCCCGGATTCAATCTCAAGCCTAAGTTGCGTAAGTCCATTGTACGTTGTGAGATTTCCAACGAAGCTTGGGTAATGACTGGTTACACTAAGAAGGAGGAATCAGCAGACGGTGCTCGTGAAGCACTTGTTGCTCTTGGTGCTGCGTTGCCGAAGGCTAAGAGTCAGAAAGAAATTGAAGAGATTGAAGGTAGGTTGCAGGCTCTTGAAGAGACTGTAGACGTACTCAATCCTGCTGGTCCGTTTGTTCGTACGTTCAATGGTGATAAAGTACTAGTCGATCCTACGTCATGTGAAGATGATTTCAGTGACGCTAATTGGATGATGGTACAGGTAATGCTGCCTACTCGCTACTTGCTTGCAAAGTACGCAAACGAGAAGGACAGTACAGGACAGTATACTGCTATTTACAATGAACAGTACATCATCAATCCGGGTGATAGCAGCGGTGATCCGCAAGATGAGTTGACAAATTTTAAGCTCATTAAAGAAGCAGAATCTTTTAAGGATGCTGGCTTTTCTGATGATGCATCTTATCAAAAGGCACGTATGACTAAGTGCTGGTATTGTTTTGATAAGGTCAAGAGGCGATTCCTGCTCGTCACTGACGAGAAATGGGAATGGCCGTTGTGGGTCTATGACGATCCGTATCAGCTTCCTTCATTCTTTCCACTAAAGCGTTTGCAGTATCACACTGATCCCAATCGTAACCGTACGAAGGGTGAGGTATCATTCTATCTCGATCAGCAGGATGAATTGAACGACATCAATTCTGAGTTGAATCGTATGCGTACGCAGATTCTCAACAAAGTACTGTACGATGGCCGTTACATTGATAAGGATCAGTTCGATTCGTACATGAAGGGCGGCGATCAGCTAGGATTCGCTGTCGGCAAGAACATGCCAGAAGGTATGAAGATTCAGGATGTCATTATGGCACCACCGCTTCCGAATCTTCAGTATAAAGAACTGTTCGATAAGACTCCTATCTACGCTGTCGTAGATCGTATCTCTTCGTCGAATGATATTCTTCGTGGCGCACAGTTTAAGACTAACACGACTAATACTGCTATCGATACGTACAACTCTATTCAGAATCAGCGTATTGATGAAAAGATTGATGCTGTAGAAGATTTCTCTGGTGATATCTTCTATGACATTATGTTTCTCTGTGCACAGTTTATGACTCAAGAAGAAGTTAAGTACATTCTTGGGGACGAAGCTGCACAGTGGCAACAGATGGAAGCTACGGTACTGCGGCAGCAATTCAATTGCACCGTACTTGGCGGAAGTACGCAGAAGCCTACAAGTGCGTCTAAGAAGGATCAGGCTCTTAAGATCGGCCAGATTCTTGGGCAGTATGCTAATGCTTCTCCGTACGTCGTTATCATCATGCTCAAGGCTATGGAGCAGGCATTTGATGATATCGTAGTCACTGGTGAAGATTGGGCTATGATTCGCCAGTCTATTGAAGCCAAGATGATGCAAGGTGCGCCTGCTGCTCCGGGACCGGGTGATGGTCCTTCACAACCTAATGGTCCTGCAGAAGAAGCTATGGAACCTAGCGATAATCCGCAAGAGGAAGGTGCTGAAGTTGATCCTAACGCACCACGTCCACCTGCTAATGCACAGGAACACGTACAGCTACAAATGGCTATTAAGAAGCTACCTCCACAAGCACAACAGGCTATCGCAGCAGCCGTTAAGAAAGGAGTGCCAGAAGAACAAGCGTTTACGGAAGTAGCTAAGGCTATGTCAGCACAACCACAACCCATGCAGTAATGGGAATTAGGAGAACACCAAATGGCCGACCCAAATGATATTGAGAATGGCGTTACAGACGTTGTAGATCAGAATGCAGAAGTAGATACTGGTATTAATACAGAGGCAGATGTAACGTCTGGTTCTGATCTTGATGCTAAGCTAGATGCACTCGCAGGTATCTCCAATGCTAAAACCACTAAAGCCCCTGCTAAAGAATCGGTACAAGGACAGTCAAACACTAATACCCAAGCCAAGAAGCCGGGAGAAGAAAGATACGTTGCAACAGAAGATCGCCAGCAAGGAAATCGCCAGAGCGTCAATCCTGCTCACACTCCGCGAGCGTACGGCAAAGCGTTCAAGTGGGATACGCAAGGCAACGTAGTACTTGCTAGTACTGGTGAGATTATTGCTCCTATCGGTGCGGCACGTAAGTCGTTTGAACGTATGCTGCCTATTATCAGTGCTGCTCAAACTGAAGCTGATAAGTACAGAGGCATGTACGAATCTGCTGCAGAGTCTAATGCTATTGCTTCTAAGCTTAATCTTGCGCCAGAAGAGTACGCTATCGGCGCTCGCATCATGGCGACGTTCAAGGCTGACCCAAAGAAAGCTATTGCTTTTTTGGTGTCAGAGGCGCAGAATAATGGCGTAGACGTGTCGGACCTTGGCGTTGGTGGCGGTGGCGGACTTTCGGTACAAGCTATTCGTAACGCTGTTAAGGAGATTGTCGAAGAACAGATTAAGCCGTTTAGCTTTATTGCTCAAGATAGAGAATCACAGCTAGCGGAACAAGAAGCCACTAATGAAGCTAGTAATGTAGTTAATGACTTTCTTGATTCTACACCAGATGCAGAAGTGCATATGGATTCTATCGCAAGAATAATGAATGCGAAGCCGGGACAGGTATCACTCTCGGAAGCGTATTGGATTCTAAATGCTCATGCTCACAAGAATGGGCTAGATTGGACTAAGCCACTAGGACCGCAGATTGCGGCTAAACTCGGAAATACTCCTAACAAGGAACAACCTGTTAACAACGGGCGCAGACTGCCAGATTTGAATGGCAGACAAAACAACGGCACGATTGTCGAGCGTAGGCAGACAGTAATGGCCGGTGATGCTTCTTCAACAGATATTGTAAAAGAAGCAATGCGCGATGCAGGTATGATCATTGATTAGCGTTAGTCAATTAAGACTACGCTTTAGGAGTTAAAAATGCTTAGTACTTATCAGACTGGTACACTTGATACCGTCATTCACTCGATGCTTGACAAGAGCCGTAAGAAGCTTATTATGGCATCGATGAAGTCGAATGCATTCATGGCTTGGGCTATGGCTAATGATCGCATCGAAACTGAGACTGGTGCTAATATCACCAATCCTCTCGTTGTCGGACGTAATCCGAACGTCACTTCTTATCAGTACTTCGATCCGCTGCCTGTCGTGCAGACGAATGAGTTCACGACTGTTCGTTACGGTTGGACTCGTGTTGCTGGTACGGTAATCATCTCTTCGCAGGAAGAAGATGAGAATCAGGGCGAGGGCGTTATCTTTAAGATTCTCAAGGGCAAGCTTGATGTCCTTGAAATGTCTGTCAAGGAGAAGTTCTCTGCGTATCTGTATGGTGCTGGCGCTGGTACTGATCCGAACGGTCTTGCTGCTATGATCCCTGACGATCCGACTACCGGCACGCTTGGCGGTATCTCGCGCGCTACGGAATCGCAGTGGCGTACGTCTGCTTATCAGTTTGCTGGTGGTATTGATGCCACTAACATTGAAGAAGCATTCGATGATATCCTGATGGACCTTACGCTGAATGGTGAGAAGCCCTCGCTCATTCTGTGCGGTCGTAACATCATGCGTATTTATCGCGCCGCTGTCCGTGACAAGTTTACCATTCCGATCACTGGCAAGGCTGGTGATGCGATGATGGACCTTGGCTTTGGCAACGTCACGCACAATAAGATTCCTATGTTCTATGATGAGGATTGCGGTGTTAACCGTGCGTACTTTATCAATGACAAGTATCTGCGTATGCACATTCTCAAGGGCGTGAATATGGTTACGAAGAAGCTTGCTGCTCCGTGGACTATTGACGGTTCTGGCTCGCGCGTTGTCTGGCAGGGACAGTACTGCCTGTGGGCTGCGTATCGTAAGCACGCTGTCCTGCGTAACGGAACGACGGGGTAATCATATGTCTCGTATCGTATCCGCATACATGCCCAAGGCGCTTCCGAAGGATTTTACCACTACGGAAACGCATGTAAAGATCGTCCGCCATTACGTCATGGAGGAAGATGCTAAGGGTAAGGAAGTGTTCGCAGTGGATGAGGGTGGCCGTAAGATTAAGGCTGGTCCTAATACACTCGAATTCATTGAGAAGGAATCGACGGGAGGGATTATGTTTACGTTCCCTCGCGGACATTCGATTCGTCTCACTGATCCGGCACAGCTTAAGCAGTTCAAGCTTACTGAACGTCCTAAGTTGGTTGATCTCGATCTTGGCGAAGAAGTCAATGAGCGTGGTGTTCCGCTGTCTATGCTTGCAATTGTACAAGAGGGTGAAGCCGGAAGCGGCGGCTTTGCCTCAGAAACTCTAGAGGACTAAAAAATGGCTTATCCTGATTTCTTTCCGCGTCGCGTTAATCAGCGTGTACCGAATCTGTCTTATGTAGCAGATTTGTCTAATGATGGTAACGGTCTGTATCGAATTGATTTCGGTCTGGTGCCGGCACTGTCCACTAACTACTTTGCTAATGCTGTGCTGTCTACTACGAGTGTGGCTCTGTCACTTACTGTAGCGGCTGGTACGATTCTTAACAGTGGTATTGTACCGGGTATGCCTGTTGGCTCCACGGCTGGTACTGCTCGTTGGGGTCGCGGTCTTACGGTTGTTGGTGATGGTGCTTCTACTCGTACCATTACGCTGACTGGCTCTGATTATCTCGGCCAGCGAATCGTATGGACTGGTACGCTTAACGGTACGACTGCGGTGCCTGTATCTAAGGCATTTGCGTATCTTGATAGTGCTGTATTCGGTGCTGCTGCTGATACTGTCAGTGTTAGCATTGGCTATAACAATGTTCTTGGACTTCCGTACCAGACTGCGAATATGGTTTCGGAAATGAAAAACGACATTGCATCTGCCAACGCGGGTACGTTTGTTGGCGCTATCTACACTGATCCGCAGACTGCTACTACGGGTGATCCTCGTGGTACGTACCTGCCGGTGACTGTGATCCCGACCGGCGCTATTCCGTTCTCGATCATCGTTAACGCTGCTGTTAGCCGTAAGAATCTTCACGGTGTTGCACACTACGGCGGTTAATTCTGCGAGTTAACTGTCTAGCGATGAGAGTGTGGGGTCTGGTGTTCTTCCTCACACTCTCATTAGCTTGGAGTATTGAATGACCACTGTTGCTGAAGCTATCGTAAAAGTAGCACTAAATATGTCACTAGTTAACGGGCAAGGTATGTCTCCGTACAGTGACGATCAGATTGGTCAGTACTTGTCTAATGCACACGACATGCTTACTTCTAAGTATGTGTGGCCCGAATTGAATGCTAGCATCATTAAGACGCTTGACGGTACGACTGGTAAAGTCACTGTCGCTTTTACTGCTGCAGAAGGCATTACAGACTACAAACAGATCAAACATATTTATAGTGAAAATGTGCAGCGTGAATTGCCCGTACTTTCAGGCGTAATTAATCCGTTGATGCAATCGTCTGTAATTGGTTATAGAATTCTTAGCATTGCTGAAGACCCTAACAAGCAGTACTTGTTTGCTATTCAACCTACTACGTGGGCAGGACGTATTGCTATTACTGCCAATCTCAAAGCTGACTTCTCTAATCCTGATACTGTAATTCCTATTGACGATCTGTTGCATATCTGGATTGCTACGTGGATGTGGGCAGAAGATGATGCTACTAATCCTGGACAAGCTGAGAAGTATCTACGTCTCTGGGAAGATCGTGTTAAAGACATTCGCAGCAACATCAACGCTGGTCCGTATGCATTGAATCCTTTCAATGGTCCTCTAGATACATGGTGGATGCTTGACGTTTAAGATGCAGAGGCGTCAAAGTAAACTAACTAGTGTTACTGCCCGCAAGTTTAATGGCGGGTTGAATGTTGTTGACTCTGAGCTAAATCTTAGTTCTGAGTACGCAGTTAAGCTTGACAATATGTATCGCGGTCTTGAAGGGTCTATTCTGGTGCGTCAAGGCACTAAGAAGTACTGTGATCTTTCACCGATCAGTGATGGATATCAAATTAATGGCAAGTATTTTGCTGCGCGTAATATTACAGTTAATAGTGTTGGGCAAGTATTTGCTATTGATGGTACTGGTGCTGCCACCCGCATTTGGGATTCTTCTATTGCTGCTGCACTTAGGCCGGGATTGGTTACGTGGAGTACTACCAAGTATGTTGCCTTTGAAGAATTTGCTGGATCGTTGACTATTCACAATGGTGTAGATAAGCCATTGATTGTTGATTCAACACTTCTCGTAGATTATCTTGCTGATCCTGCTACTGGCTCTAACTTCAATGTGCCTATTGGCAAAATTGTATGTAAGTACCAGAAGCATCTAGTCATTGCTGTTGGTTCTACTTTGCATGTATCAGACGAAAATACATCTGGTGTGTTTGTTGGTGATGCAGGCGCAACGTATGCAGGCGAGTTTGATCTTAAGACTCTAGTAACTTCTGGACCTACTGATATCATTGGGCTGTCTCCATTTGATAATTGGATACTTGTGCACTTTCTTGAATGTACGGTTCCTGTACAGTTTGTTAAGACTACAAGCCCTGATGCACTTGCACTTGCTCCGCAGAGTGATGTCAATACACCATTCAATAGTTATGGCGCTGTTTCCGCACGCACGATTCAGGACATTGGCAATTCTAGCTTGATGTGTGACATTGTGGGAGTTGCTTCTATAGCTCCTACTACGTTTACTACGAAACTGTCTCCAGATAGACCATCGTACTTGGTTGATCCTCTTATTCAGTCAAGTCTGTCTGATCTGGCCAGTGATACGATGTTTAACAGTGTATTCTCACAGTACGACAGATTGTCGTCTATGTATATGCTGTTTGTTCCTGATACCGAACGTGAAAGTCAGGTATCGACGCATGGCTTTGGGTATCGCTACATTGATAAGTTGAATATCAAGGCTTGGAATACGTTCAGTGGATGGAATTGGGCATGGTCGTCACGTTCTAGTGAAGGTCTTGTATTCTTTGGCCGTGCTAATGATAACATCATCTTTGTTAAGGGTGATGAGAAAAAGCTTCCACTGTATGCAGACTACATTGGCGACCAAGAAACGTGGAGCGATGGCACTGTATTTACTGATGGCACTGGATGGAGTCCGGTATCTGATGTAGACACTAGCGGCGTACCTATTAAGTTTGTTTGGGAATTGCCGTGGTCTGACTTGAAGCGTCGCGCTATTCAAAAGACTATTCGCTATTTGATTTTGGATGCGCAAGGTACTGCTTCATTTACCGTCAAGATGTTTATCGATAATAAGTATCTAGACAAGGCTGATGAAGGTGAAACTTGGAGCGATGGTACGTTGTTCAGTGATGATACTGGATGGTTGTATAATGCTCAGGACAATGACGTTCCTCTTACTCCTGCTGTTACTGTTGAGTATGTAGCGTCTGATTACGGTGGATATGGCAGTGAGCCGTATGGCGACATTTACGGTGGTGGACGTAACACTGGATTCATGCGTGACTTGCCATTTCCTACTAAGTGTAAGTTGTTTAAGCTGCGCTTTGAGGGTGAGACTATGCGTCCACTAAAGATTGCAGGCATTACACCTGTATTTATTGAGGGTTCTATTAGGAGAAATTCAGATGTCTAGTCAAGTAGACGCAACTATTCCGGCTGATAATGTAAAGCCTGACAAGGCATTGGTCCGACAGAACTTTCAAATCATTAAGAATGAAATTACTGCGTTGCAGGTACTTAATACTGTTACGCGCAGGATGGCATTTGATGATGTCTCATTCGATAATCTCTAGGAGCAAGTAATATGTCTGATAAGATTGGTGTACTTGGAAAGGCTACTGCTACTGTAGTCGCAACTGCTACTATCTATACGTGTCCCGTTGGCAAGGCTGCAAAGGGACGATTCTTTGTACGCTTTCAGGGAGATTCGAATAGTGTAGTTGCACTTCTTGTAAATGGTCTTGAAGTTGCACGCAATACTGTGATGACTGCAAATCATTACAACTATACTATCAAGGGCGGTGGCATGTTTGCTTATGCTGCTGGCAATGCTACGCCTCCTACTGGTCTGGCAAATGCGCTGACTGCTGCTCCTTCTGATGCTATCTATTATTTGAATGCTGGTGATACTGTCCAGTACACTGTTGTTACTGCTGCGCTACTTGCTGCTAACTTTCAGTTCGTTGGCGTAGAAATCGACGTGTAGTAAGTGG